GGGCCCCCCTTGGTAGGTATTTATATTATACATGCGGAGGGCATTATTGTCAAGTTAATTATTTTTTTTCTTGACAGATTGCTCCTTGACGCTATAATTAGTAGGTATAGACTTGTTTAGGCACAGGTCACACACATCAATGTTATAAACAAGAGGACTTAGACAACAAGTCTATGCGTAAATTCAAAAAAGTACCAAAGACAAAAGCAGGAGTACCTGTTAAATATGTAGTAGGGTCAAAAAACCCTAGTGCTACAGAGCGTGAGATTAAATCTACAGCTAAAAAATACAGAGAGGGTAAGCTAACTGTAGCTGAGATGAATAAAATAGCTAAGACCAGGAGTAAGAGTGGCACAAAAAGCTACAAAAAAAAGTACAAAGCCTAAAGGAATAGCGTTCTATTCTAAAAAGTATGGGATTTCCTCAGATAAACTAAGGAAAGTCTATAAAAGAGGAATGGGTGCGTACTATTCTAGTGGTTCCAGAGCGGGTGTTAGTCCGCAACAGTGGGCAATGGGCAGAGTTCGTAGTTTTGCTACAGGTAAAGGCGGTGCTAGAAAGGCAGATGCTGATTTACTCAAGGGTGGTAAGAAGAAATCATGAAAAAAGGATTATATGCTAACATTCATGCTAAGAGAAAGCGTGGAGGTAAGATGAAAAAGAGAGGAGCAAAGGGTGCTCCCACTGAGGAACAATTCAAAAGAGCTAAACAAACTGTAAGAAGAGGTAAGTAATGGCTGTACAACCAACAATAAAAAAGACCAAAGATAAAAAGAAACCACAAGCAGGAGCGTTAACCCAAACAAAGACCGCTTCAATGAAAAAGCCTACCCTAGCGGCAGGTAAAGCTACGGGTATGGGTAAATCAAAGAAAGCTATGACCAAGAAAGCAAAACCTCTTATGGGAACCCAGAAAAGATTAGACGCAAATAAGAACAATAGAATAGATGCAACCGATTTTGCTATGCTCAGAAATAAAAATAAAAGAACAAAGAAGCGAGTGGGCATGGCTAAACCTATGAGGAGAGTATAGTAATGGGAACTAATAATAAAAAAGATATGTTCACTAAGAAAAAAGACCCGCCAGATTTCTCTACATTTAGAGGTATAGCAGAAGTATACTATGACTACGGGTTGCTTACGCCTACAGTAGTTAATGCTATTAGAAACGTAAAGAAAAAATATAATAATTTAAAAAAGAAAAAAATTAAATAGAGGAGAAGACTATGTACGGAAGTATGATGAAAAAATCTGGTATGAAGAAGAAATCACCAAAGGCAAAGAAACAAGCGGCTACAGCTATGTCAATGAAAAAGGCAGGCAAGAAGCCAAAGAAGATGTCGTATGGCAAGTAAGACTGTAGAAGCACCAAAAGGATTTCATTGGATGAAGTCTGGTAATTCATACAAACTAATGAAGCATGAGGGAAAATTTAAAGCTCACAAAGGAGCTAGTCTCAAAGCATCATTTCCAGTACAAAAGGTACATACGAAAAAAGTATAGTGGGCTATTCCAAAGAACACAAAAATCCTAGTGGGGGTTTAAATAAAAAGGGTAGAGACTTCTTTAAAAGAACAGAAGGCTCAAACCTAAAACCTCCAGTTAAGTCTGGAGTCAATCCACGAAGAATTTCATTTGCCGCAAGATTTGCGGGTATGAAAGGGCCAATGAAAGATGAGAAGGGAAGGCCAACTCGTAAGGCACTGGCACTGAAGAAATGGGGATTTGGCTCAGTTGAGGCGGCCCGTAACTTCGCTAAAAGACATAAGAAGACTTAAATAATAGGAGAGGATATGGTAACTTGTAATTTGTGTGGACACACATGTCATTGTAGTAAGGATGGAATGTGTATGGAAAAAAATAAATGCGAGTGCATATCTTGTGAACATGAAAAAGAAAAAAACTAAAGTTAAGAAATCTAAGAAGATAAAAGCAAAAGAAAAGAAAGTAGACCACTACGGATTGGGCGAAGCATTTATGAAGATGTCTGATTTTTTATTTGGAAAAGGATGGAATACAAATAAGTAATGCCACTGTACGAATACTATAATAAAAAAACAAAAGAAGTATTCACAGAATATTTATCTATTAAAGATAGAAAAAAACCTTTAAAGGATAAGAATGTAGAGTTACTTATTACTGCACCACGATTATCTATGATAGATAGAAATGAACATGGTGCTAGAGACCAGATGTTGCANACAGCAAGACAGGGTATGAAACAAAGACAAATAGAAGACTCAGTGGGAATAAGAAAAACTCCAGAGTGGTTACAAGAAAGAACAGAAAAAAAATTACAGAAAATAAGAAATGTTAATTCCTAAAAAACAAAACGATGTATTAACAGAACAGCAAGAAAAATTTCTCAATGCTCTATTTGGCGAAGCCAAAGGCAGTCCAAAGATGGCAGGAGAGATTGCAGGATATGCTCCTCAATCGTATCCTAAAGTATTGAAAAGTTTAAAAGAAGAAATTATTGAAAGGGCTGAACATCAGTTAGCTGTACACAGTCCAAAAGCAACAATGGGTTTGATAGATGCTCTTGATGAAGATGGAAAAACTCCAGGGGCAAATATTCGTATAGAAGCGGCTAAACAAATTCTAGACAGAGTAGGTTTAGCTAAAAGAGAAAAACTAGATATAAATGCAAAGGTAGCACATGGAATCTTTATTCTCCCGCCCAAAGAGAAAACTTCGGAGTAGGACAATACCTTTTGGATACAAAGTATCTGAGGAAGAAGACAAAACACTAGAAGCTGTTCCAGAAGAGTTAGATGCTCTAAAAGAAGCAGAACAGTATTTAGAAAATTGTTCCTATCAAGAAGTAGCTACTTGGGTTACAAATAAAACAGGAAGACCAATAACAGGAATGGGATTGCGTAAGGTATTAAAACGAGGATGGTAGAACCACCAAAGCCAAAAAAGGTAGGGCGTAAAAGAGTTAAAAAATCTCCAACCCTTTCTGAGTCTGAAAAGAAAGCTAGACAATCAGCTTTACATCTTCTCCGAGCAGAAAAAGAAAAATTAGAAGATGCTAAACAGAAAGTTAATTTAGCAGAAAAAAGACTAGAAAACAAAAAAGAAAAGTTAAAAGAACTAGATAGTGTACTAGAAGGTGAGAAGACTGTTATAGATGAACAGCAAATAGAAGAAGCAACACCTTCAATACAAGAAGCTATTAGGGATAGAGAAGTAATCTTTGAACCTAATGGCGGGCCACAAACAGAATTTCTTGCATCATCAGAAAGAGAAGTCTTTTATGGGGGAGCAAGAGGTGGTGGAAAATCTTATGCCATGTTAGTAGACCCTCTACGATACTGTCATAAAAGTGCCCACCGAGCATTGTTAATAAGACGAACAATGCCAGAGTTAAGAGATTTAATCAATCATTCTCAGCAACTATATCCAAAAGCATATCCAGGAGCAAAGTGGAGAGAGCAAGAAAAAGAATGGCGTTTCCCATCTGGAGCAAGAATAGAATTTGGTTACGCTGAGAATCTGACCGATGTACTACGTTATCAAGGACAATCATATACATGGATTGGTATAGACGAATTACCACAATATCCAACTCCCGATATATATAACTTTTTACGTTCCTCTTTGCGAAGTGTTGACCCCGAGATTCCCGTCTATATGAGGGCAACTGGGAACCCTGGTAACGTAGGCTCTGGTTGGGTTAAAGAAATGTTTGTAGACCCTGCACAACCTAATACAAAATTTTATTTAGAAATACAAACTCCCACTGGGATAAGAAAAATAAGTAGACGATTTATACCTGCTAAGTTACAAGACAATCCGTACCTAATGCAGACAGAAGATTATTATGTTATGTTGGCATCATTGCCAGATGTACAAAAGAAACAGTTTTTAGAAGGAGATTGGGAATCATATGAAAGCTCGGCCTTTCCAGAATTTAGCCGAGAGGTACATGTTATCGAGCCTTTTGATATACCTCGCAACTTTATGCGGTTTCGTACTTGTGACTGGGGTTACTCTTCTTTTGCGTGTTGCTTATGGATTGCTGTTGATTACGATAATAATCTATACGTTTATAGAGAGATGTATACAAAAAATATTACAGCAGATATTTTTGCACAAAGGGTATTGAATAGTGAGGCAGGAGAGTATATAAGATACGGAGTATTAGATTCTTCTACATGGGCAAAACGAGGAGACATTGGGCCTAGTATTGCAGAAACAATGATACTAGAAGGATGTCGATGGAGACCATCTGATAGGTCNCCTGGCAGTAGAGTAAACGGAAAATTAGAAATACATAAAAGATTNCGAGTAAACGAAAANACAGAAAGACCATCTTTATTTATTTTTAATAATTGTTTAAATTTAATTAGGACTTTACCAATGTTACCTGTTGACAAAAACAACCCAGAAGATGTAGATACACATGCAGAAGACCACGCATACGATGCACTTAGATACGGATGCATGTCAAGACCATCTCATCCTATGGCATTTGAGACAAGAATGAATGATATTAAAATGACTTCTGGTCAAACATACAGACCTAGTGATTCTGTGTTTGGATATTAATGAAACACAAATCAATTAAAATAGGATATAGAGATTACGAGTTTAAAATAATTGATAAAGACTTTTCTGATTCACATGGACAGTTTTTATCAAAAGAAGGTTTGATAGGTTTATCTGANGAAGATAACATATCTCATGTTAACACTTTACTCCACGAAGTTTTACATGCTATAATATACCAGTGGGGATTAGACGTAGGAGAAAAAGAAGAACATATTGTTAACGTATTAGCTAATGCAACAACAACAGTTCTTGTAGATAATCCTTGGTTAACTAAATATTTAGAGGAGAAACTAAAATGAAAAACATGAATGGAAAAGATATTGACCCATCAATCATGAAAAAATATTCGCAAGGCGAAGGGTTTGATGACCAGTCAACAGATACCGCTCAAAAAAAAGAAGCTAGTGTAGGAGTAAAAAAACCTTCATCAGCTCTACCTGCAGATGCATATGATAGCACAGATAAAGCATATCCAAGAGCAGGAAAAAACGGTGTTGATGGGAAAGTATTCTCAATGGCAGACGAAAGAGACTACTAAGTAAATAATGGCATATAATGTTGGAGGTTCTGGTGGTGGCACTGGAACTGACGCTACAGCATCGTTAAAAGACGAAAAGATAGATTATATTAGTCTAGGTCAAGTAATTGAATCTAGATTAAAATCTGCTGAATTAACTCGTCTTTATGACGAGAAGCGTTGGTTACGAGCATACAGAAACTATAGAGGTATCTATGGTTCTGATATGGCTTTTAGAGACACCGAAAAATCTAGAGTTTTTGTTAAGATAACAAAGACAAAAGTTCTAGCGGCCTATGGTCAATTAATAGAAGTATTATTCTCACAAGGAAAATTTCCTATTGGTATTCACCCAACTGATATGCCAGAAGGNTCATCAAAGTATGCCCACATGAACCCAGAAGAAAAGGGGGAAGANGAAGTAAGAAGTCCTTATGGATTTCCTGGAGATGGTATGGAAGTACCACCGGGAGCTACTGATGATTTCTTTCTTAATGGNTTAGCAGAAAAATATAAAGGGGCAGGATTTAAAGAAGGCCCTGCACCAGACCTATCTAAAATGCCACAGATAGAACCTGCAGAAGAATCTGCAAAAGAAATGGAAAAGTGTATTCATGACCAGTTAGATGAAAGTCATGCAATGACTGTACTCAGACATGTTTTATTTGAGATGTGTTTACTTGGTACAGGAATACTAAAAGGCCCTTTTACTTATGATAAGACTGTACACAAATGGCAAAAAGATTTTGACACAGGAGAATCTGTTTACACTCCTCAAGATAAATCTGTACCAAGAGTAGAAGCTGTAAGTTGTTGGGATTTTTATCCAGACCCAGAAGCAGTTAGTATTGAAGATGCTGACTATGTAATACAACGTCATGTAATGAATAGGTCTCAAGTAAGAGATTTAGTTAACAGNCCTTACTTTAGAAAATCAGCAATTATAGATTTGCTAGAACATGGCCCTAACTATGAAACAAGAAGTTATGAAACTGCATTGTACGATAGAGAGAACCAAGACGACTTTGATAAAAATAGATTTGAAGTATTAGAGTTTTGGGGCAACATAGATAAAAAACTTGCAGAAGAAGCAGGTTTAGAAATTACCGATGAAGATACTACAGAGTTAGATGAAGTGTCTGTAAATGCTTGGGTATCAAATGGTAATATACTTAGATTAGTTTTAAATCCATTTACACCAAATAGAATACCTTACATGGTATGTCCGTATGAAATAAATCCTTATCAATTTTTTGGAGTAGGTATTCCAGAAAATATGGATGATGCACAGACTGTTATGAATGGTCATGCAAGAATGGCAGTAGATAACTTAGCATTAGCAGGTAATCTAGTATTTGATGTAGATGAGACAATGTTAGTTCCTGGACAAGACATGTCAATCTTTCCCGGAAAAATATTTAGGAGACAAAGTGGACAAGTAGGACAAGCACTACATGGACTTAGGTTTCCAAACACAGCACCAGAGAACATGCAGATGTTCGACAGGTTTAGACAATTAGCTGATGAATCAACAGGTATACCTTCGTATTCTCATGGCACAACAGGCGTTATGTCAACAACGAGAACAGCGGCAGGTATGTCAATGTTGATGGGAGCGGCGGCTTTAAATGTAAAAACAGTAATAAAAAATATTGATGATTATTTATTACGCCCACTGGGACAATCTATGTTTCAATGGAACATGCAATTTAACGAAGACAAGCCACAGATAGAAGGAGACCTTGATGTAAAAGCAAGAGGTACTTCTTCTTTGATGATGAAAGAAGTTCGCTCTCAACGATTGATGACATTCATGCAAGTAGCATCAAATCAGTTCTTAGCACCTTTTGTAAAATGGCACAGTATCATTAGAGAGATTGCTAAGTCACTTGATGTAGACCCAGACCAAGTAGTAAATGACCCAGAGAAAGCGGCAATATTTGCACAAATGTATGGAGGTATGAATGGAAGCAGAGAAGCTCAAGGTGGTGACCAACAACAACCAAGTATGGAAGGTTTTGGAGGAGTACCTGCAGGAGCAAATACACAAGACGCAACAGGCGTTGGAGGTGGCAATATCGGAACAGGAAATGTTCCGCAACCAGGGGAAAATAGTTTCTCTACGCCAGATTCTGGCACTGAGGGAACAGCTTAATCGTAATGTCAGAGACAACCAAAACATCTGAAGCACTATCCTCTGCACTAGGTGGCGATGGCTTAATGCAATCTGAATACTACAAATTAGTATTTAATGATGAGACAGGACAATGGGAAAAACAAAAAGTAACAGAAGATATAGAACCTGTATTTCCTGGCATTAGAGATGTAACTCCAGAGTATACACCAGAAGGTAAAACTTTTAAAACTATACCAATAGGAGCAGGACCCGATTATTCTCCTGTAGTTCCAGATGTACCTACGTTACCTATAACACAACCAGTTGACCCTGTAGTTCCAGAAGAACCAGAAGTTTCTCAACCTGTTGTTACACAACCCGACCAAGGGCCTAGACCAGACCCTATGGATATTCCTACATTTGTTAACAAAGAAAAAACAACTGTAACAGTGGGAGATAATGTATTTCCATCAACTGTAATAAAAAATTTACCTAGTTACAGAGATAAGTATCAAAGTTTGCCAGGAGGATTTAACAACTGGTCAGACTCTCAAGTGCTACAATATGCAATAGATACAGGAGCTTTAAACTCTATGTTATCGCAAAATAACAATCCTTATTATATTGCAGAGCCAGAAAAACAAACAGGTATCATGGCAGATATAAAAGCTACGTTACCTTTACCATTACAGATAGGAGCAAAGGCACTAGATGCAACTCTTGGAGTAAGGGAAAGAAAAGCATTAGTTAAAAGAATGATTGATGCAGGTATGCTATTTGGAGAAGCTAATAATTATTTAGATGAAAAAGGTAATTTTAAATCTAATGATGTAGGAAGATTATTAAAGACATTTAAAGATGATAATGCACCTCAAAATGGATTGGTATCACCAGATACAAATGTTTATGAAATGGTACCCGAAAGAGCCCCCTTTAACGTAGCTAAAGATGTTGACGTACCTTTTCAAAGAACCTTAGATATAAGAGAGTTTTATGATACTTCCATAGAAGATACAGAAGAGGACATTAAATTTAAATTAGGTATAATTAATTCAGACATTAATGCTATAGACGAACAAAATAAATTATTTGATGAGACTGGGTTTTACACAGGAGTAACAGGAAAAAATAGAGAAAAAAAATTTGGTCCTGGGCCAGATATAGCAAATGTAAGATTTTTAGATTTACAAGAAAGAGATAAACTACTAGCACAAAAAGAAGATTTAGAAAATAAAATTAAAACGGGAAATTTTGGAGAAACAATATTTGACCCAAGAGACAGAAAATTTAAATCAATAACCCCAGGATTAGAAGAAGAGTTAAAAAAGTTTCAACAGAGTGTTCTTGACAGACTTGAAGCAGGACAGGGCATGGCTTCTGTAGGAATAAAAGGTTTATCTGATAACATAAACCCTCTGTTATCTACAGCACCGCAACCTTCTTTTATTGATACTCTGCAACAGTTTAGTATTCAAGATAATAAGATTGTCCCAGGAATATCTCAATCACAACCTGTTATGGGAACATCTGGCTCACATGTAAATGGAGAAGCTGTATATGTAAACAGTGAAGCAGGACATTATACATCTGATGGTAAATATCATTTTGATTCTAATGGCGATGGCATTACAGATGCAGTAGCCGCAGGTGGTAGTGCAGGTAATGCTCAAGAGGCGGCAAACAGTGGATTTTTACCTCAAGCTGTTTTAGATAGAATGACAAATCCAGATGGCTCATTAAAAAATTTATACACACCTCAAGGCGGGCCAACAGGAAATTACGGACTAAACTCTGATGTTATAGAACTACGAGATGGTAAATATTATTACGTTGGTAATGTAGTAAAAGAAAATAGAGATGTAGTTGATAAAGATAATAACACTATAGACAATGCGGCTCCAGATGACTCTAAGGATAATCAAAATTATGTAAATACAACTGAAACTGAACAAAACTATGAAGATACTTATGGCACTGTAGATGATGTACAAGGTTTTGGAACAGGTGATGGTAGTTCTAAAGATAAAAGTAAGGATGATACTAAAAAAATAGTATGCACTGAAATGTATAGACAAACACATTTAGATGATTGGAAAATGGCTATGAAAATTTGGGGATTTCATACAAAGACTCATTTAACTAAATACCATCAAAAAGGTTATCATTTTATTTTTATGCCTTGGGTAAAAGGTATGCGTAAAAATAATATATTAACATTATTGGGTGGATGGTTAGCACAAAGAAGAACACAACATTTAAAATATATTTTAAGTAGAGATATTCCTAATAAAAGTAAAATGTTAGGAGTTAAAGATAATGAAAAAGACGATGTTATTGGAAGAATTTGGTGTTCTTTTTGGCATCCAATTACTTTTACAGTTGGAAAAATATTAACTATTTTAAACATTAAGGATTTTTAACATGGCAGAACAAATGATGAATCAACAACAAATGGCAGGTGGGGTTATGACTCCTCCTCCTCAAAATGTCTCTGATGTAGGAGACACACAACCTATGCAACCAGAAAAAAGTCCTCAAGAAGATTTACTTGCAAAAGGTAGACAAATACTCATGCAACGAGTTGACCAGTTGCAACCAGAAGAAAAACAAATATTAGCAAACAGTATTACACCAGAATTTAAAGCGGTAGTAACAAAAGTTTTTGGCCCTGCTGTGAATGACTTTTTAGACATTCTAGATGCAGGAGACCCAATAGCAGAATCAGCACCTACTTCAGAGCCAATGATGGCACAAGGAGAAGGTATGATGATGAACAGGCCACCTGTCCAAGAGACAGCCCCTGCACAAGTATAATTCCCACTGGGAATAGGGCGACCTGTTCTTCCAACAGCACCCATAGGAGATAAAATGGAAGAAGAAAAACAATCGGAAACTATTGAAGAAACAAAATCAGTAGAAGAAGATACTGCTCCAACACCTTATCAAAATCCAAATAGAAATTTGATGGATAAAGTGGAAGAGCAAACAGAAACAGCAACCGAGAAAACGGACACCTCTGAGGAGGCTACTCCAGAAGAACGCACTGTAACTGTTGAAGACAAAGTATATAAGAAACGCTATGACGACTTAAAACGTCATTACGATTCTACTCTTAATAAGAATAAGGATGAAATCTTTAAACTTAAAAAACAAGTAGAAAACGCATCAAAGAGATATGTTCCTCCAAAGTCTAAAGAAGAATTAGATGCATGGAGAAAAGAATATCCAGATGTTTATGATGCTGTTAAACAGATAGCATATGAACAAGCAGATGAAAAATCTAAAGAGGTCAACTCTAAACTTACCGAACTTGAAAAACGTCAAGCAGAAGTGCTAAGACAAAAAGCAGAGGTAGAATTAGCAAGAGCTCATCCAGATTTTTCTGCACTAAGGGAGTCACAAGACTTTCATGATTGGGCATCAACACAAGATAGTACAATTCAAAGTTGGCTATATGATAATGTTGATAACTCTAAACTTGTTGTACGAGCAATAGACTTATACAAAATGGATAGAGGGATGACAGAGAAATCTGAACCTAAATCAAAAAAAGATGATGCGGCTAAAGCTGTAACTAAGACTAAATCTGGCGACCAGAAAACAGAAAAGAGAACTTGGAAGTTATCTGAAATACAAAAGATGAGGCCTAGTGAGTTTGATAGGTATGAGAAAGAAATCGACCTTGCTCGAAAAGAGGGCAGAGTAGTACAAGGTTAGCTTGAGTGTTTTAACAACAAACTTTTAGGAGACTAAAATGGCATTTACAAAAACGTCAAACTATAATAATTTGCCTAATGGTAACTTTAGCCCGATTATTTATAGTCAAAAAGTCCAAAAGTTTTTCAGAACAGCATCAGTAGCAGAAGCAATTACAAACACTGACTACGCAGGCGAAATTGAAAACTTTGGCGATACGGTAAATATCATCAAGGAACCAACAGTTTCTGTTAGCTCATATACTAGAGGTGCAGTAGTAAACATCCAAGATATACAGGATGACCAACTGCAACTTACAGTAGACCAAGCAAACGCATTTGCATTTAAAGTAGACGACATTGAAGAAAGACATTCTCATATTAACTTTGAGTCTGTTTCAACTTCTTCTGGAGCATACGCTTTAAAGAACGCATATGACCAAAACGTCATTGCGGCAATGTTTGCAGGGCCAAGCAGTAGCTCACCAGACCATGTAGTAGGGTCTGATGGTTCTGGAGTTGATACAGGATTTGGTTCTAGTGAAATAGACCCAGTTGACATAATTTCTAAACACGGAAAACTATTAAATCTTCAAGACGTACCAGAAGAAAATAGATGGTTTTTAGGTTCACCAGAATTTTATGAGCAAATGGGACAAGCTAGTTCAAAACTGATGAGCGATACTACTGGTAATGCGACACCATTAAGAAATGGTAAAGTATACAGTGGTAAAGTAATGAACATGGAATTATATATGACAAATAACTTTGCGGCTAGTTCAACTTCGAACTACTTCAAAGTATTATCTGGACATATGTCTTCCACTGCAACAGCTAATCACATTGCAAAAATCGAAGTTATTAGAGACACTGATTCATTCTCTGATGTAGTAAGAGGTTTGCATGTATTTGGTAGAAAAGTATTGAGAGATACTGCTCTAGTTGCAGAACACTTATTAATAGATTAGGAGGACTAAATGGCTAATTATAATGTAACTGGGTCAGGCGGAACTACTGGTCACCCATCGAGAGTAAGAAGACCTTACCTAATAGAAAACACTATTAATGTAGCAGAAATTAACGGCGACTCTGGAGCGGCACAAAATGACATCCTTAGATGTTTAGACGTTCCTGCAGAAACTGTTGTACTTCACGCTAGCATGGAAATTTTAACTCAATTTTCAAACAGTGTAACTTTAGACTTAGGTATGACTCAAGTATCTGGTAACCCTGCAACAGACGTTGACGTATTCGTTGACGGAGATGCAAAGGAAGTTGGATACTCAGTTATGACTGCAACTGCAAGACCAACATTCGCAGTAGCTGGAACTATTGATATTAAAGTTCTAGATGCGGCGGCGGCGGCAGGTAAAGTTAGAGTCTGGGCAATCTTATGTGATGTTTCTGGAGTTGACGAAACTGACAGAAATACAGATTCACAGCACGATACGGCTGTATAATATTACAGGGGGCCTTAGTGCCCCCTTTACAATTTAAACATATGATTAAAGTATTCATGGCAATAATAATAACTTCGATGCCACATTGGCCATCGGTAAAATATCAAGGATATTTATATCCAGATATGGAAACATGCTTAACATTTACTGAGATGTATGTAGAAGATTTTAAAAGCTACGCAAGAAGTCAAGGAGACCATGATGCTCATTTTAATTCTATATGTTTTGAAGTAGACTCGTATCCAATAGAAGGATTTGAAAAACCAGAATTAGGAATATAATGGCAATACATAATTTAACTAAAACTCAAGTAGTAGTAAAAGATATAATAGATGAACAACCTATACCTAAACAGTGTAATTGTTCACAAAAAATAACAGATTTAGAATTACAAATTAAACAACTAAAGGTTTTAATATTAAATGGCAGGGACAAAGACATACTTAACATTAACGAATAGTGTTTTACAAGAACTAAATGAAGTAGAGTTAACCTCTTCTAATTTTAGTTCTAGTAGAGGAATACAGACTGCAGTAAAAAGTTTTGTTAACAAAGCTGTTAATGATTTATACACAGCAGAAATTGAATGGCCTTGGTTATACACTAGTACAACACAAACTGTAAACTCTGGTCAACAAGAGTATACATTTCCTTCTGCTTTTAGAGTAGCAGATTTTGATTCTTTTTATATTATACCAAAAGAACTTGTAACTAATGGAGAGTTTAC